CGGTTTTAATGTATGATGGATTCATGATAAATGCTGTTAATTATAATATTGACGAAATTATTAATTTATTGAATGATATTTTTAAAAAAGATAATATTGAATGGGATTATAAAAGTCATAATATAGAATTATTGGAAGAAATAAATAATTTAGTTATAGAAGATAATGATAAATTCGTAGGTGAAAATATAATAGAAGTAATTGATCATATGTTAAACGGAATATTGAAAGATAAAATTTATAAAGATGAATTCACAACTTATTATATTACTGATGATAAAATTTTAATGTCTGAAAAAGCGATTAAATCTGCTTTGTATGATTTAATTTCAAAACAACATTATGAAATGTATGATCCATATAAAGGGCAAGGCGAAAGTGTTATTTGTTCAAAAATCCAAAGACATATTAATGATATAGTTCAAGGTATTTTGAATAAATGTTCTACAAATTTAGATTTTGTTAATGATATATGGGATTTTACCCAGTTTAAATTATTTTTTAATAATGGATATTATGATTTTAAATTAAATACATTTATTAATAATGAGACAAATAAAACATTTATTAAAGTTAATAGAAATTATAATAGTATTTCTAATGATAAAATACGACAAGAAATATATAATAAAGTATTATATCCTGTATTTAGCATTAGAAGTAAAGAAGAAGATCTAGACCAATATGAACTAATGGAATATTATTTATATATTTGTTCTCAAATGTTAGCAGGAAATGTTGAGTTGAAAAAATGGGCTTTATTTGAAGGTTTAAGAAATAGTGGTAAAGGTGTACTAGGTGATATTTTAAAAAATTGTTTTGGTGCTTATGTTAAGACAACTAATAGTAGTAATTTTAATTTTAAAACAAATATTACCGATAGTCAAAAAGCTTTGTCGTGGTTAATTGATTATAGATTTGCCAGAATAGCTTTAACATCGGAAATGGATATATCGGAAAATATTAAATTAAACGGTAATATGATTAAAAAGTTTACATCAGGCGGTGATTATTTAAGTGCTAGGCGAAATTTTCAAGATGAAATAGAGTTTAGAATTCAGAGCGGATTAATTATTATGTGTAATGATATGCCAAAAGTTGAACCATCGGATGCTTTGGAAATGTGCGACGAGTTCCCCATGAAATCTAAATTTATAGATGATGATTTTAATGAAAATAATAAATTAAAAGGTTATCAATATTATAAAAAAGATAAAGAAATAAAATCAACTTTTCTAAAAAGGGATGATGTAATTGATGAATTTATTTTAATGATATTGGAAAAATATAATACAAATACTATATATCCTCCTAATTTACAAAAAATTAATCAGGAAAATTTAGAAGATGAGGATGATTATCAACAATTATTCTCATTATTTGAATTAGGTGATTTAAATGATACTATTAGTAATGATAATTTAAGAACTATAATTAAACATAATAAAATACCTTTTACATTAAAAAAAGTAAAAACATTATTAAAAACTATAGGGGCAAAAGATTATAGAACTAATAAATGTCGTGGATTACAATTTATTAAAGAAATATCTAATCTAGATTTTGATGATGACGATTTAGATCAATAATGTCACATGACAAAGTGTATTTTTTTTTGTCAACGATAAAATGAATACAGTTAATAAAAGTCAAAATTGACTGTCATTTTTTCGCTTTTCAATCCTTTTCATATATATATATTGTATTTTTTAATAAATATAATATTTATATAATATATATAATACTTTTTCTAATAATTTTTTGTCATTTTGTCATTATATATAATATATATATATATATTATATGTATATTAAGTTATCTTATTCATTTTATCAAATTATAAATTGATGACATTTTTTAAATCTGCTTTTGTCAGTATGACCTTTTATTTGTCATTTTTTTTTTACAATATATACATTTATTACCCGAAAAATAATCAGTATATAACTTACAATAATTACATAGTTTCATGATATATATAAAATCATAGATTTTAATTAGAAATTCTTAGAATTTATATATATTAATAGAAACTTTTTAAATAAAATATATAGTATTTTTTTACATAGAATTAATTTCTATGTTATAATATATATGATAAAAGGGTATATATACAAAATTTCTTGTAAAGATCCAAATATTAAAAATGAATATATAGGGTCTACTACTGATTTCAAAAGAAGAATTAGACAGCATAAATACTCTAGTAATAAATTAGATGATGAACAAAATAACCTATACGGATTTATAAATAATAATGGAACAATTAATAATTTTAATTTTGAAATATTATTAAAAGTTATAGTAAATGAAAAAAAAGAATTACATGAAATAGAAAAACAATTTATTAAATCTCATAATAATTTATTAAATAAATACATTCCAAACAGAACACAAAAGGAATATTATCATGATAATTATGATATATTAAAACAAAAAAGACTAATTAAATATTATAACAATAGAGAAGAAATATTATTAAAAAAATCATCAACTATGGTAACTTGTGAATGCGGAGTAACTCTAACTAAAAATCATCTTAAAAGACATTATAAAAGTATGAAACATTGTCAATATATTCATAATCATATCTAAGATATTAATAAAAACTTTGTTTTTAATATTAATTTCCAGCAAGACCAAAACCTTGACTGACTTTGAGTTGTAAAGCTGGGAGTTGTGCGGTAGGATCTGGTTTTTTAATTTTCTTTCCAAAAATAGAGGCAAATAAAGAACCGATGGCAAGACCAGCGGCGACAATATCACCCCCGATATCTTCTGGACCCCCGCCTTCAACTTCAGCCGCGGCGGCTTTTTCAGCTAATTTCTCCGCTAAACTTTTAGCTCCTGTTTTTTCTGCTTGTCCTTCTGCTTCACCTTCTACAGTTGTTTTAGTGGCATTTTCTACATCGCTTTTTGCTTGATCTGCCAAATTACTATGTGTATCTAGTAAATCTTGGGTATCTGATACATTTTGTTTCGCATCATCTAAACCTGATTTAGCATTATCTAAATCTGTTCTGGCATCATTTAATGATGACCTATCGTTAGCATCTGATATTTGTTGACTTTGATTTATTCTTCCTCCTGCTTGTGATACTGCTCGTCTAGCATTTCCTTCAACTATTGTTTCGGCATCTTGTACTGCTTGTTCTTTAACTGCTACATCTGCGGTAGCATCAGTAACAGCACTTTTAGCATCTTCTAAATCTGAGGCGGTTTGATCTCTTTGATCTTCTGCCTCTTGTTGTAATCTTTTTAAATTTTTAACTTCATCGCTATCACCTGCTGCTGTTGGTTGTGCTGCTGGTTGTGCTGCTGGTGCTGTTGCTGGTGCTGCTGCTGGTGCTGCTGCTGGTGCTGGTGGGGTTACATCTGGGACATCATCGCCTTGAATTTTCTTTAAAATTGCTTTTAATCCTTTTTTTCCTAAAGATTTTACGATGCCGTCTTCATCCTCTTCACTTCTAAGTCCTGCTTTAACTAAAGCTTTTTTACCTAAATTTCCTAATGTATGTTCTAAAACTGGAACTTCAAACGGAAGAGTTGCCCCTTCTATTTTACCCCTAATATCTTTTTCATCATCTATAAATCTATCAGCGGATTCTTGTAATGTTGAAAAATTAGCATTTCTTAATAAATTAGCATTACTTAACGAGTCATTAAAACTATTTATATTTTCCATTTATATTAATTATAATTAGAAAATAATTTATAAATAATATTTTTCTAATATATTATAATATAATATGCCTAAAACATACAGAATGAAAGATAAAAGTGATAAATACACAATTATAAAAAAAGATATACCATCTTTGCCATTTCGTATTTTAGCAATAGGGACGACAGGGTCAGGTAAATCAAGTATTTGTATCGGTAATTTTTTTTTAAGAGATGATTTCTATAAAAATGATTTTCCAAATACTCATATATTTGTATTTAGTGGGTCGTTAAATGGAGATATGAAATTAGCAACTTTTTTAAAAGAACGAGACATCGACGAAAGTCAATGTTTTGATCATTTTGATGAAGATTCAGCACATGTAATTTATGAAATGCTCGTTGATGAATTTAATGAGGCAGTAAGAAATAAAGAAAAACCAAAACATGCTTTATTTATTTTTGATGATTTAGGGTTTACAAATATGATGAATAAAAATAAAAAAAATTCTATTTTAGATAAAATCTACTCGAACGGTCGAAAATATAATATATCAATTTTGACACTCAATCAGCGAATTACTCAAACTACATCAAATGCTCGTAGTCAGTGTTCAGCACTAATTTTATGGAAATCAACAAATAGACAATTAGAAACCGTAGAACAGGATTTTAATTATTTAGGAGGAAAAGGTAATAAACAAAAATTTATGAATATGATTAAAAAATATACAGAAAATAGACATGACTATATAGTAATGGATTTAGGCAAAGATAAAATATATCGAGATAAAGATTTCAAACCTATTTGTCTTTGCGATGATGGAAAAAATGCTTGTCTTGGTTCAACTAAACAACCAAATTAAATATCATTCACATAATAATAAAAATTCATTTATTAATTTAAAAGGAATTCTAAATCGTTTAAATTTATTTTTTGATGAATTACTCAATTTTATATTTTTATCTTTTTTTATTTGTATATTATCAAAATCTTTATATTTCTCTCTTAAATCTGCCGTATTTACTCTTATTATTTTACCATTATCAATAACAGTTTTAGATGTTCCC